AACATTTGTGGCATTATACGGGTTTGGAGCACCGCTATTGCCTAACATATTGTAAAGCATATTGTTGTTGGCATAATTTCCATACGCGCTACCAACATTATTAAGGGCTTGGTTCCAAGTATTGGCCTGCCCAAGATACCCAGAAGCCGCCGCATTACCGCCATATTGTAACGAACCAGTGCCAGTATTAGCATAATTTTGCGCGGCGTTGCCAATCGTATTAGCAGATGATTGCGCTCCTCCAGCTAATGATTGAAGTGGGTTAAGCAAATTGGCTCGGTTAGTTTGATAACGGTTATATGCGTTTTGATATTCTTGACTTGCGGCGTTTTGCCCATAATTTTGAGACGCTTTAAGGGCGTTGCCTGAAATCAAACCGCCGCGTGCAGCGGCTTGCTGGTCAAGAGCTTTAAGACCTTCAGATAAACGAAATTGATACCCAGGATCTGTTGTAAGATTAGATGGTGTAAAATTTTGATTAGCGGAACCATAGCCCGCCGCCGATTTGTTACCGCTAAGTCCCAGCACATCAAGCAAACGGTTTTCGGCAGTAAGTCCAGCTTGGCGAAATGGCGCTTGAAGTTCAATTTGCTTATTGAACATCTCTTTTTGAAGCGCAAGTTGATCCGAAGCTGACTGCTGTTGAGCTTGGGCAGCTTTGCCTTGTGCATTGGCGGCCAATGCTCCACCTATAAGCGACGCCCCACCGCTAATTAGTGCTGCTGTTGTAATGAAAGCCATACTAATTCCCTCTCGGCGGCGGCGATCTGCTGTCTGTTGGCAGATCCACCTTGCAATTCGGCGGCGGTGGACTCGGTCAATTCCTCGACGAGCTTGTCTAAATCGGTTTCAGTGGTTGCATGGATGTTAGTCCACACAGAGTCTTCCAAAGCGTAGATGGCGCGTTTAGCGCCGGGGTATGCTATCAGTGTGGCCGGAGCCACCAGTTCGACCGGCCCCTCGTCGGTAGCGACGCGAACACGGCCTTGCGACAGTATACACATATGTTTCGTTTTGTGAACCGCCCCTGTTAGCACTGCGCCCGCGGGAAGAAACATTTCGCGAGCGTAGATGCCGTCGGCAAAATGATGCTTGAGCGGTAAAACGACAGGGTCGTATGCCTGCATTATTTTTTCAAGTTCTTCGACTTTTTCTTTCATATATCACACAATTGAAGTTATAATGCCGTTCACAACCGTTACTGTTTTTAAATCAACTGTGGTAAACGACCCCGAAGCGCCGGTATTTTGTGTAGCCATAGTTCCAAGACCTAAATTAGTTCGTGCACTTGCCGCAGTACTTGCGCCGGTTCCTCCATAGGATATGTCTACGACCGTTGCATTCCAAACGCCTGTGGTAAGTGTTCCAACACCGGTTATGTTTGTGTAGCTTCCTGATATTCGACTGCTGGAGATAGTTCCGCTAGTAATTTGATTGGCATCAATTGCAATTGAAACATCGGCGGCGGCAGTAAGTTGACCTTGTTGGTTGACGGTAAAAGTGCCTACTTTATCCGCGCCTCCATACGATCCAATTGTTATAGCAGTATCTTTAATGTACGGCGTAATGCTACCTGCGCCGTTTGTGACGCCTATTCCAGTGCCTTCGGTTAAGGTATTAACTTTATAGCCAGTACCATCGCCGATCAATAATTGACCATTGGCGGGCGTATTACTTACGCCAGTGCCACCGTTGACAACGGAAATTACGCCGGTTCCGCCACCAACAATAGTGTTTACATTGTTAAAATATCGAAACCATTGCCGTGAAATAACTCCGCTATCGGGTTCAGTAAGATTAACACGCGGCGCAGGAATTTGAGTAGTATTATTAACCATTTGTATCGCTCAATAATAATTCAGCGCCCATAATGGCAAGTTTAACTGGATCGCTTCCTGATACTTCATATACGCGGTCGCGAATTTTTTCTGTCATACCAAGACGACGCCAGATTGTGCGATAACCGTAATTGCCGATTTTGCCCATAGATTTCCAATGTTCATTAGACCAAGTATGGCCGCCATCATCGGACCAACGCAACATAACTTGAGGATCGTAACCCGGCGCGGCCGGATAAGATTCAGTGTAAAGATATTCGGGTGGTGACCATTCGCTGGGAAAATCAGCAATATCAACAAGGATATCGCCGGCTTCAGTGGTCATTATATTGCCAGATTCCGTGGCAATATTGTTTTGTACGTATTCCGCAATAATACTATCGCCGGTTTCGGTTAACAAACCCTCACCATCATACGCAGGATAAAGATTAAGACCAACGCCTGTTTCGCAATCTAATTGCAAGCTATGTTGCGCGGTGCGGGTAAGATTATTAGTGTTGGGTAGTAAAGCCCGCCAAGAACGGACCCATGTTTGAGGTGCGCCATTATCACTATATGTGTCTAAATCAAAAGCATAAATGTTGCTGTTTTCAAAATCGCCAACCACAATTGTGCCATTAAAATTCATTTGGCAATTTGACCGGTGACGAATATATCCGTTATTTTCCCAACTTGCCCGCTCATGCCATGCGCCTGTAGCTACATCATATACCCATGTAGCGTTAGCTGTTGGAAAAATTAAAACATAAAAAGCATGGCCTTCTTGTTGGTATGTATAAGCAATGGCGTCTGAAATAGTGCTATAGTTTTGAATGGCATATTCAACCGCATGGGTTGAAATACGAACGCCCGTGTAACCTTGATTGCGATAGACAATGCCTTGCCCACGGGCATCGGTGCCAAGCCAAAACAAAGCATTATCCAATTTGGCTACAGAATATGGCGCTACGCAGCCAATTTCGTTAAATGCACCTTGAATGCGTTCTAAAGGAAACCCTGCATTCCCTGCGTCGTACCATACTTCGACCGAATCAGTACCAAACAACCATGCTTCACGATGGTCAATATTAAGGCAAACTAATCCATCGGGCGAACCTTCGGCGCTAGCAAACGCAAGTGGATCAATAGATGTTCCATCTAAAAGCGCCGTAACCCACACACGTTGAGAGTTGGGTTCATTAAATACAAAATATCCGTCTAGATACCCGACAGTAACCGCGCCGGGAAAATCAGGGTCGGTGATTTGCCCAAACGCGCCGGTGTTCATATTATAAATGTAACCAAAAGGGTTAGCGGCGATAAAAATTTGAACGCCATTATCTGAAATGGATACAGGCCCAGATCCGCTAATCGCGCCAAGATAAGTAACATTGTAGTTTGCGTTTATTGAATAAAATCCATTGCCAGATACTACATATGCATTTGATCCCGGCGATTGATGCGCCCATAGTCCTCTAATTGGCCCCGTGCCAACCGATTGAAGAAAACGCAAGCCCGGCGCTCGGTTTAAATAACCTATAGTTTTACCGTTTTCCGGAGTAGCTTCCGGAAATAAATTAACCATGCGGTTGTCAGCAGCATTAATACTGCGAGCAACATAACTTTGGCCGAGAATAGGCGTTTTCATTTAGTAGCTCGGATACCATTTTCCGGTGGCAGAATCATACGTCATAATAAGAGCTTTGCTAACAACCGCTGTTGTTGCCAAAGCTACGTTACCCGCTGTATTGGTGGCCCAAAGACCTGTTGGGATAAGCGTGATTTGACCACCGCCTGCTGAAAACGAAGATGGAACTGTAATCGTACTTACAGTCGTGGTGCCGCTAACAAAACTAACAGCTTCTGTAGGCGCGATAGTGCCGGCGCTAGCAAGCGTGGGGGCAGCCGCAGCATTAGCATTAAATCCAGCATATGATGCATTATCGTAAGTTACCGTGCCCGTAATTGTAGGCGAAGACATGGTTGGTGTGGTCAAAGATGGTGAGCCCGCCCGAACAGGTGCACCAGTACCGGTAGCAGTTGTCCAAACGGGTAATGCTGACGCGCCGCCGCCAACTAAAATTTCAGTTGTAGCGCCGTTAGCAAGTGTTTGTTGCGTGCCGGTAGCCGTAGTTCCTGTAGCAATAAGCGCGTAGGCGGTGGTGCCAGTTGTACGGCCTGAACCGCCATTAGCAACAGGAAGCGTTCCTGTAACACCTGAAGTAAGCGATAAATTTGTTGCGTTTGTTAAATTTACTGATGCAGGCGTCCCCAACGCGGGCGTAGTCATGGTAGGGGAAGAAAATGTACCGCCGGTTACCGTGGGATTGGTAAACAACAAAGTGTTGGTAAGTTGTTTTGTTACGCCGCCTTGCACAATTGGCAAAACGTCTGTGGTAGCGGCAGCGGTGGCTGTTGGAAGGCCAGTAATAGCAACATTAGTCATGATTAAAAGTTCCCTGCGTAGACGTTAAATCTCTGGCGAGTGCCAACAATAGAATATGGGATAGACATAATGTCATCTGGGTTGTTGATGCGTTTCAAATTGCGTTTAGATGTCATGGCAATTCGTTGAACCGTAGGTGAAGGTTCGACACCAAATTCGGCTGCGATTTCGCAAGCGAGATTGTATTTGAAACACCGCATATAACCTGGGGGGAAAATCAAAGACGTAGCGAGCGAAGCCGGTTGTGCCAACTCTTGCACCGAAATAAAATGCCATTCTAGCGGTTTTGTAGGCACCGGATAAAGATGCATTTCAATATTTGGGTAACTTGTGTTAACCCACATTACCTGTGGATAAGTGCTGGTTACTGTTTTAACCGCAATGCCGTCGTACTGTTGCTGGTTAATCAACATAATGCCAAACGAAATGCCATTGGCTGGGTCAATAAAATAAGTAGCATCATCCATTGTAATAGGACGATTACCAACAAAATCTCCAGTTGGGCCAAGCGATTTGGTTAAAAATCCAGCAGGCCAAATGTAAATTTGTTCTTGGGTTGTAAAAATAGAAAGTTTTTCGGTACTCCAAGAATCTAGCATTTGATTAAATGCCGTAAGCGCATCTTGCGACGTGGCAGCAGATGGCGTTTCGCCTTCTGCAAGTTGACCAATAAGACGAAGTGCGCCGTTAATTTGATCGCCAGCGGTCGTAGCCATGTAAACTCCTTATGCGGCTTCTTGACGCCGCCTACGACGAAGCTCGTTACTTGGAGCTTCTTCTTCCTTTACCTCACGGTTGTCAGGATCAAACTCTACCCAACCGTTTTCCTTGTCTGCTTCTACTTCAGCATCCAAAGTAGCTACTTTTGTACCATGAACCGGATGTCTTAGATAGGTGTTCAAACCACTCTCCCGTGATGAAGGGCGGGGCCAAAACCCCGCCCATTTTTATTAGCAAACGCGATAAAGCGTCCAAGTACCGGTGTCTGTACGACGGCAAATGAACTGAGCCGATGTACCAACTGCAATGGTAACCGAACCAGTGCTAGCCAACGTACCCCAGCCCGTGTTCGTAACCATCGTGATAGCGCCCGAAGACGTACCAATGTTGATGATTGTGAACGCAAGGGTGCTGTTAACCTTAGCGTTAGGAAGTGCAGTGTCGAGATCCGTACCAAGCGGAAGCGTATAGGATGCTGCCGAAGTGCCAGGATTCGCAACCATCAACTGCGTAAGAAGCTGTGCAGTTGTAAGAGTTGCAGTTGCGGTAGGGGTTGCTACGTTGCCCTGATCGTACAAGAAAGGCTCGTTTACGTTGCCATCACCGATCTGATAGCCGCCGCCAGAAACAGGAAGTGCCATGTTAGTTACTCCTAAAGAGAAAGGGGAAAAACCCCCCGCATTTCTGCGGGGGTTGAAGGGTTAGCCCCAGATACGAGCAGCCATTGGTGCGCGGATCGTGTTGTAGCCATAAAGAACGTCAATACGGCAAGGCATACGGTCGTTATTGATGTCATACTGACGAACAATACGGAGCGAAATGCCGTTGTGAACCTGACGCGAGGCCATATCGACGCCCTGTGGCAGAAGAAGATCTGCTGTAGCAAACGTGATGGCATCCTTCTGGTACACAAGGTTCTGTGGGTATACGGTCGAAGCCGCACCGAGAACCGTAACCGCCGCGTTGTCTGCTGGGAACGAATCCACAGTAGCAAGGGCGTTAGTAGGTGTGTAAATAGCAGGCGAAATAGCAAGGCTCGTCCATGCGCCCGAAGATGCCGTGTTAGCGGCGGTTACAACGAACTGTTGCAAGCTGCCGGTTGACTGACGGGTCTGTGGGTTGACTGCGTAGACGTTAGCAATCGTAAACACGTCGCCAACAGCAAACGTAGCCGAGCCTGTACCACCATCGACGTTGATGGTTGTAGCACCCTGCGTCGATACTGCACCGTTGACAAGGATCGTGTCCGAAGCAGAACGCGAACCAGTCGTGTGCTGGACAATCGACTGCGACATGCTGATTTCGTCGTACCCAAGAACACCAGAGCCCATAAGGCCGTTCTTGAATTGACGGGAGATCGTATCGCCTGGGTTGAACAAGCCCTTCATGCCTTCGACAAGACCAGCGTTAGCTGCTGGGTTGACGGTAGCATAACGGTTGCCCATTGGAGCGGCATATTCGTTTAACTTCTGCTGGGCCTGAAGAAGAACCAACGAAGTAGCAGGCGTGGTGCCTGGCGTTCCAACTGACGAGTAAATGCCTTTGTAAGCATTTGCGACGTCGTTATCGACCGAAGCAGCAAGCTGCGAGATACGAGGCTTGAGAACACGTTCAGCGAAGTCGTCCAACTGCATCGTCAATTCGGCCGATGTAAAGTTGACGCCAATGTGCTTCTGGCTCGACACGGTGAGCGTGGTGTACTGCTCGTTGTCGTCCTGAACCTGAAGTGCTGCACCGTCCGTGACAAGCGCACGATCTGGCAAACGGATACGGAGGGTTGAACCGATCTTAGCACCTTCAACAGCAAAGCTGTCGTCGTACTGACGGTTTACGTTGCGGGTGATCACCAGGTTGTTCTCAAGAATTTCAAGAGCTTTGCGGGTGATCATGTCAATAGTGAGAATTGAGTTCGACATGATGTTGTCCTTTGGATGTTAGCGGTACTTGTTGGACGCTTCCATCTTCTTTATCTGTCTGGCTCGGTCAGCGGCGATCCATTCTGACGTCGACATAGACTTTACAGACCGTGGGTCAGTTGTATCATATGACGGCGAACCGGTGCTTTTGGCCGAAACAGGCGATATAGGCGATGGTGCGGTAGAAGAGCGTTTTACTGGTGGATTATCAGCCAATTTGGCTTCAACCTTACCAATTTCTTTTGCCTGCAAGAACGGCGAAAGACGGGAGATCCGTTCAGCTTCTTTGGGGTTCGCCCCCAGATAATAAGCCAATTCAGGCCCAATATCAGACGCTTGAATGGTTTGCGCCATCACGGTCGTAATTGGAAGCGCGGGGTTATATGCGACTTGTTCAAAGTCATCATATTTGGTCCGAGCATCTTCTTCACGCTCATGGTAGGCGTCGAGAGTTTCTCTTTGTTGCCGTTCCATCTCACGCCGTTGAAGCAATTCTTCAGCCTTCCGCTCCGCCAGTGCATCGGCGTAAGCTTCGGTGTTGTTGAAATGCTCTGGCTTGGGTGGATCAGCCAAAGGTGCCGGTGCTGCACGCAGCGCCTGCTCTCTTTCCCATTTACGTTGTTCTCTTGCGAGACGTTTAGATACGATAGCGTCCAATTCTTCTTGTGAGAAAGTTTTGGTCGCACCTTCCGGCTGGGTAACTTCAGGTTCCGGTGCCGCCGTGGCTGCTGGTTCCGACGCGGGTAGTTCCGCTAACACTTCATCAGTCATTTTTGATCCTTTAAGATCCCTAGCGAACCGCGCTAGTACGGTTTAAGCGTAATAGCTGATGTTAAGTTTTGCGCCAGCTACTTGTTCAATAAACTGAATATCCTGAATGTTGCCATCATATTGAAGGGGAATACCCACCGCAAGAGGCATACCAACAGAAGCTGTGGGGGCCGTTTTGTCATCGCGCCAACGAACAGCTTGGCCTTCAGGCACAATAAGGGCAAATACGGGACGAGTATTGCCGCCGTTTGGAGTGGTCTGAGGAACAGTCAATTTGGTCGCGGATGATAGTGAGGTAATTTGCTGATACCCGAAGCAAACCGTAACTGCTTTAAGATTGACAGACATTTAATATCTTCCTCTTTCCGTAAATGACCGAAGTTCGACCCCATAATAATCAGAACTTAAAAATGGGGCATCAAAAAACCAACCTGAATTATTTCCTGCGTCGATAGCCCCGTTGGCCGTTAACCCTATCCAAGTAGCTCCGCCGGTAGCAATCGAATCACGGATTGTAACATAACTTGCCGACACTGTACCAGATGTCTGGGACAAGGTAAATTGGGTGCCGGCAAACGAAGATTGAAGATATTTTTGGTTTGTTCCGCTTGTAACAAAAGACCCGACGGTGGATGTTACGCCGCTTTTAAACTGCACCGTGCCATTGGTAATGGTAAATGCTTGTGTCGAACCTTGTGTTAAAGCATCTTGAAATTGAAACGTGCCACCAACACCATTAAATGTAAGCGGAAAATCTAAGGTTTTTGCATTAGTGGTAATGGTTTTTGTTCCGCTGGTAGCACCAAACGTCATAGCATTACTGCTAGTGGTTAATGTCGTGCCGGTAGATATGGTTAGATTACCATAAATTGTTACGGCTGCTGTTGCGCCCCATGTTCCACTAAAACCAGTAAAATCAACATTTTTAGCAGTGTAAGCTGCTGTGCCTAAAAATGTTAGCGCATAATTACCCGCAGTAAAATTAAATGAAATTGCATTCGCTTCACTCAATGCGCCGCTATTTACCGTAGTAGCAGTAGCTGTTGAATTGGTTACGTTGACAACAGGCGTGCCTGTTACAGTCAGACCCGTAACAGTAGCAGTTGTCCAAACTGTGCCAGTACTTGTTACATAAATTTGACCAGTTCCGAACGCCAAAGTGCGCGTATTACTATTAGAACTGCTGAACAGTCCGCAAGTCAGATTCTTGCCGTTCATGTCTAATGTATTATTAGTCAACGTAACAGTGCGTGTAGAGCCAACAGTCATTGCATCAACAAGTTGATATGTTGATGTTCCCGCTAAAAGACCAAATGTAACGGGAAAATCTAAAGTTTTACCATTGGTAGTAATGGTTTTTGTGCCAGAAGTCGCACCAAAAGTAATAACACCAGTTCCTGCCGATAAAGTCATGCCGGTGGAAACAGTTAAATTTCCAAAAACAGTTCTTGTGCCGTTGCTAAATGTGCCGCTAAATCCAGTAAAATCTATGTTTAACGCTCCAGTGCCAATAACAATTATATCTGTACCCGCAATAACAGATATATTTACGGCATTTGCTTCTACTGTGTTGGCCGCAGAAATGGTTCGAGTACCAGTTGATCCAGAATATGTAAATTCAAGAAGTTTTGTTCCAGATACGGCAAAAGTAGCCGCCCCCGTGTAAACAGTCGCAGCGTTGCCTGCAATGCTAATTTTAAATGTGCTAAACGCCAGAGTGCCGGTAAAACCCGTCATGGTCAAAGTTAAGCAGTTGGCATTAGCACCAAGCGTAACTGTATTGGCACCGGAGTTGGCATCAAAGAATACTGTATCAGAGGCGGTAGGAACAGCCTGACCGCCAGCACCGCCAGAGGTTAATGCCCACTTGCTACCAGCCGTTGCGTCCCACGTATCTGTTCCGCCAACCCAATACCTGTTAGCCATTACCTATGTCCTCTACAGGCGTTTTAAAATTTACAGCCGGCGTGGTAATGACGCTATACCAGTTATCAAACCGCTGTTGTTTAATAACTTCAATTTCAGCGTCAGTCAGGACATAATCGTCGGGCAACACTAAAGCATCACGCAAAGTGTAGCCATTTTGAGTGATTTCAAAGTCAATTTTAACCGACATAATATCCTTGCCCAGTCATAAATGCGTAAAATCGTTCAGATCCCCCAACAAAAGCGCCTGCGTCATTGCGTTGAATAGTAAAAGTTGCGTTGACGTTAGAGCCTGCTGATTTAAGCGTAGTTCCTGCGGCGACAGTTTGACTAAGAGAAACTGTCCAAGTAGTTCCTGATCCAGATACAATGTAAGTATAGGGAACTGCTCCGTTATACACTAACTGACCAATAGCTATTGTTCCGCTTGTTACACTAGATACAGTAAGTGTAGTGCCCGTAATACCACCTACAAAAGTAGCAACACCAGAATATTTTTGATAATACGCATTTACTAATTCTCCTGCTCCATCAGACATAGCAAAAGCTGTATCGGGCGACCCAGCAAAAATACCTGCGTCAATAGGTACAGTTAAAGTTTGCGAAGTTCCGCCCGCAGCAATAGTAAATACATTAGTTGTATCATATGTTTTAGGTATTAGTGTGCGGCTTAAAGTTGGATTTACAACTTTATTTGTAACGGTGAAAAAAATATTATTGCTGGCGTTAATATTTCCATTAATCGCAGTTGTTCCTGTGTAATTTATTGCATTTAATGACACATAGAAAAAATTTTCGTCCATATTAACGGTGTTTACACTTGTACTGTTATTAAAATCAATACCATTTTCAAGACGGCAAAATTCATTATTATTAATGCTAATGCCAACTATTGTAAAAGCCCCAGTTAATTGTATGCCTGTAGTTAAAGGATTATAAGCGGCTGAAAGTCTTCCAATAAAATTATTTGTAATAATAATGTTATTTACTGAAAGTGCAGCAAGCGCGCTATTAAGACGAATACCGTATGCTTGAGTTGCGGGAGATGATGGGATTAAAATATAGTTTCCATTAATAATGCCTAATTGTAACGAAAAAACAGATGTAGCATTTAATGAAATTCCAATATAACTTCCATCAAGGTTATTGTTTGCAATAATAAATTGAGAATCGCCAGTTAACTCAACTGCAACATAATAATCAGTAATAAGATTGCTAGATAAAGTAAGCGCCAAACTGCTAGATGAGCGAATTGCGATATTGCCCGCTACAAATTCATTACCTACAATAGAATGGCCTTCAGGATGTCCCCCTGCACTGGTTACACGATCTCCAGACCAATATGGATAGCCCATAAGACTAAACACATTATTTGATATATTTAAATTCATTACATTTGATGAAGTACTTTCAGTATAGTCACATTTTATACCGTACCCACCAATATTTGTTGTAGGACTACCTCCGGGGCCACGACCGTAAAATATGTTATTGCTAATAACCGCCCCATTTACGCCTTGTATGGCTAAACATACCGCGGTAGTTGTTGTTGCGCTTGAATTATAAAAATAACAATTTGAAATTGTGGCGCTTATGCTAAAACTTGCGCCCCAAGTACGGTACATTTTAACTGCAATATTATCGCCAGTAGCCTCAAACATCATGTTGTAAAAATTTTGTGATGTTGATATTGCTACAGTGCTATAAGCTATAAGAGGTGATACTGAGCCAAAAATGCGCGAAGTTTTTCCGTCACCGAAAAAATTTCGTTCTGCATTTGGTAAGTTAATTGTAGAAGCGACGTAATAATCTCCAGATGGAAAATATACGGCCAAAGACGAATTAATAGCTGCTTGAATAGCCGCGGAATCGTCAGTTACTCCGTCACCGGTAGCGCCAAAATCTTTTACAGAAACATATTCTTGAAATTTTTGATGAACTGTACGTCCTACAGCACCAACCAAATTTCCAGATGAATTTGATTGTCTAAAACCAACAAGCGCGTCGCCCTTAGCTGGGTTATTAGTATCAGCTAAATCTGTAGCAATATAAGTGCCATTTATATTATCATAAGATGCAACAAGCACATTTGTTGATGTATAAACAACAAATTTATATATTACGCCCGCCGTTACCCAAATTTCGCCGGTAGGAATGCGGCCTGCTGCGTTTAAAACAATAGGATTTGGCAACGGCGTAACGCCAGAACTAGATGTATATGTAGCTAATGGACTAGTAGATCCTGCTGCATAAGTATAAATTAATCCTCCCGCTAACGGAACGCCGTTATCGTCAAAAAACTGCGCGCCTGCACCCGCGAATAGGGAGAGATTAACACTCATGCCAAGAACCTCAATTTATAAAGGGTGGTAAGATAAAGTTCGACAATGTTGTCGATTAATTGTTGAAGTGACGTATCTTTACGATCTACAATATCATACCGTACTGCTTCAATTTCGTCTAATTGATTTTGGAGAAAATCAACCACGTTAGCCGTTTTGTTGTGCGATTGAAGCGAAATGCCCCCAATCAAGCCATGACGTCCCTGATAGGCTTCAGCAAACGTGTCGGCATGGTCTACGATGTCTTCATAGAACTTTTGAAGAGCTTTATGCTTGGCATAACTGCGCGTGTTTAGATGCACTGAATGTGTCACATCGCGGGCTAAAAACAACATACCTACGAAATCTGACGCTTTCATTGTGGTGGCATCCCTTGTGGTGGCATTGCGCCTTGCGGCGGCATAGATTGTTGCATTTCACCCATATCTTCGCCCGGCAATTGATGCCCGGGCATGTCAGATACCAAATCACCGCTCGTAATCATACCATGAACAGTGCCAAGAACAATGTCTTGGATCTGTTCAGGTGACATAGACGCTTGAACTGCGGCAATGCGTTTGGTTTCGGCATCATAAGCCTTAATCTGCGCTTCAAATTCCTTGACTTCCAATGTTTGCATTTCAACCGATTTGTTAACGTTTTGCAGCATCTGATGCATTTGGTCCATCTCTTGGCCCATTGCCTGCATTTTTTGTTCTGCTGCTTGAAGAGCGGGCGACTTATCGCTGTCTTCCATTAGCTTAGGATCAATAGTCTTAGAGATACGTTTAGCCATTTCGTCAGCACCAGGCCAATCCATGTGCTTGACAAACAAATCGCCAGCAACAGACCAGAGTTGTGGATTAGCCTGCAAAAGTTGTTGCATACCCTCAAGCGCCTCTTGGCGTTTGGTCATGTAGCTTGGGCCGGTCGTAACAACAACATCGTATTTACCAACGGCTGGGTTGTAAATCTTTTCGATCTCGATGTTGTTCTGGTCGCGGATTGACTTCACGGCCTGCGGCTGCGTTGGGTCGATCTTCACCATGCTTGTTTCGCCATCCATATTGATGATACGAGCGATACGTTGAGTGTCGTAGATCTTAGGGATCAAATCAACAATCTGACGGGTCATGTACCGAATGCCGCGAGCCAAATTGTCCACATAATGGTACGTTCCGGTGTCGCCCTGCTTTTCGCGGGCCAAAATAGCCCGCCCAGACCGCTCATTTGACGTTGCACCAAGGCTACTATCATACTGCCCGGTGGTTGATTTAATGTCGTCAGAAGCGCCCATTTTAGCTTGAATTAGGCCAGTTTGAGCCATTGGAGGCATAGAACGCTGCGGAAGGGGCAATACGCCGCCCTGACCGTCTGTAACGTCAGGATTAACCTCTAAATAAGGCCAATTATTGGTGTTTGCGGTCTTCCATTGGTTTTCATAGCCCTCAAATTGACCGCCGTAACCAATAAATGGCGCTTTTGGGGCCAATGCAAGCATTTCAGTTTCTTGAGACACCCAATAGTTGTACATACGCTGGGCATCTTTGGCGTTTCTGACGATGCCAGACACAAATATACGGCCATCGACCTGAAATTCGTTGCCTACAACGCGAATAACTGGAATATCCTTACCGGCCCAATCGCTTTCTTGAAGCACTTCATATCCGTTGGTCTTCATCCATTTGATTGTACGAATTTGAACATCACGGGAGCGAATAGGCTTCACGCCCATTGCTTTCATGTGCTTGTCTTCAGGGCTATTGGCTTCAAAAGCCTGATTGCCGGGGTACAAATTCAATTTGCCGGGCGTATAGACTGCGTAAAAATACTCAGCAATACGGACCACATCCTCGTTGATCCAGTTGGTCAGCGAATCGTCGCCAACACCTTGTACCTGAATAGACGACATAGGCATGGCGTCAGGAAACTGACGCTCGTATTCATCCTTGGTCAAGTCTTCCGTAATAAAGCAATACTCAGCATCCGCACCGCATGGATCTTGGATGGTGGGATCCATATACACGCTGAACGAATTACGGACGCGCTTGATTCGGATGTCTTGTTCAAACGTCTTGTCGTCGCAATATTCGGTAACAAGACGGATGTAACCTTCGCCGTAGGTTACTTGGTTCTCAGACGCCGTGTCATAGGCCACATCTGCGTCGGATGCGTACTCGATATGACGCACCATGCCGTCGAAAATCTCCGCCACCTTGGGGTCTGCGCGGTCGTCTGCGGGGATAACCTTACCCGACGGGCGGTTCTGCCGTTGGTCATTGGTAACCTGACGGACGTGTTGCGGCAGCTTGTTGATGGTGAGGCAAGGGCGGGCGTTGATTGTCTGCCCTTGCACTGACCCACGGGTTGCCAACACATCAGCCGGCCATTGCCATTGATTGTCAGGCGACCCTGCGAAAAACCGCAGATCATCCAGTTCGTCTTCGCGGCTTTCCGAGTATGCACTGATTGCCATATTGAGGCGAAAGCGCATTGTACTCATTATGTCGGACTCTTTCGATCCGCCATTTGCTACTCTACCGGCCGTTCCAACGCCTGAATAATCGGTCATTTCTTCAACATCTTGTTAGCTTTGGCGTCGATCTTGGCTTTAGCTGAAGGGCTGAGTTTGCCAGCTTTCACCATCTGCGTTGCGCGGGCCTTAGCATTTGCTGCGTGAGCTTTGTCCGGCATAGGATACTTGCGTTCCTTTGGCATGCCGAACTCAGACTTAGGTAACGCGTTGCGAACCTTGGCCTTCATTTTAGCAGACCTTCTTGCCAAGCTTGCCCATGTCTACCTTAACAGGGTTTGTAGGCTTGTCACGCATATGACCACCTGCTTTTGATGGGGCTTTAGAGGACGGATGGCTTTTAACATCAGACATAGACGACATTTTCATAGGCATTTTCATTTTGCTTTCCTCTTTACGGAGTACGCAATGGCTACAGCCTGTTTAACAGGCTTGCCTGCTTTCACTTCAGCCTTGATGTTTTCTTTGAACGCCTTAGCGCTCTTGGACTTTTTCAACGGCATCATTTCTTCCTTGTCTTGGCAGACTCACGAAATGCCTTGGCGGTGGGTGCGCCTTTAGTTCCTGGCTTACGCATCTTCTCTTTAGAGCCCGCCGCTATACGATCTTGTTTAGCGTGGATGTTTGCGTACAGCCCCTTCATTTGCAGTTCCACCTTTTCATGCTGGCTTTGGCCCGATCCGCGTTCTTTGACTTAGCCACTACCCCGCCCATCCTAGCGCAGAAGCTGGCTTTGCGACCGGCGTCTGCTTTGGTCTTTGGATGTGGTGCGGGAGCTTTAAGTTTAGAACCCGTTTCGCTATTATACTTAGCCCGTCCCTTAGCGGTCAGACCAGCGCCTTTGCTAACTGGTAACTTCTCGCCACGTCCGACTGATAGAGAGACAGACTTTGCCATGTTACTGACAGTGGATAAGAGCAAAGTTAAGGACAACTGCTTCGGAATATGAAGTAGATGCCGTCAAGTTGCGGAGCGTGACAACCGCAGACCCTGCGCTGATGCTTGACGTGTAAACGGTGTACGCCGTAGCAGTTGCGCCAGCGCCAACATTCAATATCAGAATGTCGTTAGTGCTAATAAAGGTATTGTTCAACGTAAACGACACCGCAGTAGCGCCTGCCAATGCTGCGTTGTTCATTGTAATCTGACCGGCTGACTTGTTCAGTGTCACTGCCGTCGACTTGCTCGTTGCCTGCGTAACCGTGCCTTGAGCAGCGGTCGTGTAGCCAAGCTGACCGTTAACGTAGACCGTATCCGAACCGATAAGGTCTTGGTCGCTGTATGCGACGCCGATTGGTTTAGTATTGCCCATTGTAGAACTCCTTAGGAACCCATCCACGAACCAGATGATGCGCCTGCGCCTGCCGTGGTATACCGACGCTGGGCAATTCTTTCTTCTCTATGAGCAACAGGATAGGCGAATGTCACCGCGAGCGCATCAGCAGCATCAGGTGAGGCCAATCCTCTTGCTCTCATTTCTTTCTTCCCCTCAAGGAAAATTGTACCCGACGAGTTAGGCTTTTTCATTGGCCCTATCAGATCCGCCTTCAGTTGGCGATCTTCCGGTATGGACGCAGTTCGAAGCCAGTCCCTCATCGCGCCCCAGATCTCAGCGCGTTTGTTACCCCACATAATAGAGTTCTTGGCCTTCCAGCCAAAATTTACACCCCTCACCTTGTACCTCTGTTCGTTCAATCGGTCAAGGATGCCGTAGCCAAGCCCACCCTCGTCGATCACCGTCAACGTCGGCTTGTACTCCTCGATGGCGTCGATCACCCGACCGACGATTGTCATGGTGTCCTCGCCGTGGTAGCGCCGTATTGCCACGATGTCCCGCCCCTGCCGCACGACGATGACCGTTGAGTCAGCCCCGCCCCGCGCAGGGTCAATGCCCAGCACAATGGGAGCCGTCTCGTCCTTCCACCGTTCGCGCTTCATGGCGTCGTTCACAACCATAGGCGCGATGAATTGATCATCGCCTTCGCTTGGGAACTCACCGTACACCTCGACGCGAGCCTCTCGGCTATCCTCGCCATATTCCTCAATAATCTGAGCGTACAGGTTCTTGTCCGTATCCTCGACCGTTCGAGCGTCCACTTGCGTTGACGACCAGAAGTCCCGTTTTCCGTGGAACGTCTCGAAGAAGTACCCCGTGTTGCGCCGTGGGTTGGAGAACGCCAGCCAGTACCTGTCGGGGATGTTTTCCGTGAAGAACCCCGCCGCGACCGACCAGATAGGGTCAGGTATACCGCTCGCCTCGTCAAATATAACCATCATGCCGTCGTGGTTGTGAGCGCCGGCGTAGCTGTCAGGGTTTTCTTCCGACCACAGCTTGCCTTCCGCCGCCCAGTAGCGCGTCCCTTTCTTCAGGTCGCGCTCGACCAGCTCGCATACCCATTTGGCGGGCATCAGCTTGGTTGCGCTAATTTCCCACCAGTGGTTGTTGATGATCATGGCCGTCCACTTGGTCAATTCGCCCCACGTCACAGACCGAAGCTGCGCTTCCGAGTTGGCGCTGACGATGACCGTTGACCCGATCCGCGTTGATAGCATCCATAGGATCAACCATGAGACGAGCGCCGACTTGCCGATACCGCGCCCAGATGACACCGCCTTGCGTAGCGTCGTCATGTCGATGCGGCCTTGGTTGGCGCGGATGTGGTCGCCAATCTCGCGCAGCACCTTGCGTTGCCAAGCGCGTGGCCCTTTGAACTTGGCTAACGGCGTGTTGGGCTGCCCCCACGGAAACGAGAAATAAACAAA